TAAGGTGGACAGCGTTCAGTCTTTCGGCATCGCTTTTGGCTACGTCCACATCCCAATCTAACCAGTAAATTAACAAGCCGATCCGTCTTATCCGAAAACTTGTTAAGTTTTTATTTTTAAACTATAATTATTTCTTAGTCAAGTTGTTTACTCAATTATGACACTCCGGCTCTCTTTTACCATAATAGGAGAGAGTCACTTTGTTGGAAAGGTGAGGGAACGATCTTCAATTAAAGATATTTACTCCTCAAGTTTTAACTTTTATTGTATCTTCGTTCCCAATCCTGACTCATTCCAATCACTTATCTCATTCACGAAAACATCTACTCTTGGATCATGCTTGTCTAAATATTTCTCCAGAACTAATCGTTTAAACTGTCTATCATTCTTGTACCAGACACCTTCCAGAGCATCCAGAACCAGAGAAGCATCCAGATCAGGTCTCCTACTGCTGTAATAAATTTTTATATTTGCTTCTAAATCACCTTCCAATAATGGTTCAATTCTTTTTGCTTGTGCTTGTAAGTCTTTTACGAAAGCGATTGCCTTTGACGATTTTATAAATCTTGGTTTTCCTTTTATGGTCACTAATCTTCTTGAATTTGCTTTTGAGACACACTCTCCCTTGAACTGTTGGCTGTATATTTTTGGCATATTTTTTAGGTTTATATAAATTATTTATGTTTTATTTGACAACACATCTTAACATGTTTAAGATACATTTACATTTAGGATTTGTAATATGAAATATACCAACGACACAGGCTTACCTGAAGTCTTTGCAAAAGCAGTAATGCGAGACACGTATTCACGTGGCAAAGCAGACATATCAGCGACTGGTTTGCTCAAAGCACCTCGTCAAGCCTTCCTTGAGTATCAACACGATGATGAAATCGTGGTTGATGTTTCAAAACAAGTGTGGTCTTTGTTTGGAAGGGCGTGTCATAACATTTTAGAAAGTGGCACAGCGAAGGGGTACATAGTGGAACAGCGTTTCTTTACTGACTGTAGCGGATGGACAGTAAGCGGTCAGGTAGATGTTCAAAGAATTGATCCGGATGGCATTGTCCTTATGGATTGGAAAACTCGTAAGGCTTATGCGGTGATGAATGGTCGCGATAGCGATACACAGCAACTAAACATATATGCTTGGTTGCTACGTAGGAATGGCAAGGAAGTCAAAGACTTAAAAATTGTCAATATTATCCGTGACCATTCATCATTTGAAGCAGAAAGAAATCCAAAATATCCACAAACAGAAGTGGTAGTCACAGACATAGACCTATGGACTTTTGCAGAGCAAGAAGAATTTGTTAGGCAGAAGATAGAAGCACACCAACTGGCATCAATAAATCTTCCTGATTGTACTCCGGAAGAAAGATGGATGAGACCGGACAAATTTGCAGTAAAGAAAGACGAAAATTCCAAGAGAGCATTCAAAGTTTGCGATTCTATGGAAGAAGCAGAAGAAGTTTTAAAGAAAAAAGAAGGGTACATGATTGAAGTAAGAAAAGGCGAACCAACAAAATGTCAAAGATTTTGTGATGTCGCAAAGTTTTGTACTCAATATCAAGACGAAATTAAAGCAATAGGAGAAGAAAGTGGAAGTAAATGAACACACAGGAGAAGTAATGCTACAACTAATGAGAACAAGCAAAGAACTAAACGAAATAGCAAAAGCGTTAGCAGATGCACAAGCTAAGTTTCCGGTTTTGCCAAAAACAAAAAAGGTGACTGTAAAGACACATGATGGCAAAAGCTATTCTTATGCTTACGCTGATTTAGCGACAATGATAGAGACAATATTGCCTATTACATCGGATCATGGATTATCAATCGTGCAATTACCTAGTTTTCACGAAGGCAGAAGCACCTTAAAAACAAGGCTACTTCATACGTCAGGTCAATGGATAGAATGCGAACTACCTTTACGTACACAGCGTGAAGGCGCACAGGCTATGGGTAGTGCGCTCACATACATGCGAAGATATGGAATGAGTGCAATCCTTTGTTTAGCAACAGATGAGGATGAAGATGGTCAATTAGCGGACACAGACCATGTGGGCGCAACAGCACAGGTTAAGAAGGGAACACCTGTAGCTGACGTACCTTCTGCAAAAGAATCAAGGAAGTTTGTTAATGCAATGATTAAGGATGGCAAAAAACTTGCAGAAGTAGAGGAGTCAGGATTGATCGAAGATTCTATGAAAGAAATAGAAAAACTATGGTTAAGCAAACAAGACAAAATTGCTCAATTAAAGAAAGTACATCCTGATTTGCATGAAGAACTAAGGCAAGAATTTGGATTTCTAAGAGACAAACTACAACAAGATAGTGTTGGAGAAAGTGATGAGTAAACCAACAATGAAAACCTATAAGGTCACTAGGGTATCATCACTACAAGACATAGATGTTCAAGCTAAGAATGATAAAGAAATTATGCAACTTTATTACAAAGGGGTGGTTGACGAAATTTTATCTACAAAAAACGAGCATATCGACTATCAAATTGAAGATGAAGATGGAAACTTAATTCACGAACACATTTTTAATTAAAGGAGAAAAGCTAATGGGTAGATACGTATATCAAATTGAAGAATCAACTGTTGATACTAGGCATTATGTAATCACGACAGATGTTCCTTTAAAAGATATTGAGGGCGACATCATTGAATTGATGTCTCATGTAGATATTACAAAAGATGGTGATACCGCAAAAATAAGAACAGAAGGTGGTGGAGAAGGAAAAATCACTTTTGTATGCACAGAATATGGTGATGATGGACAAATGGACTGGACTGAAACACAAATAGAAGGGAAAGAAAATGGGTGAGGTAATAACATACGATGAGCATGGAAATTACACATCTAAAAATTCAATAGCTTTAATATGGTGCATTGAAGATGTAAAAACAGCATCAAAAGATATAGGTCTTGAGAGAACCCTTACGGATGATGAATGCATGGAAGTGTTGATTCATTGCCAAGAAAATTTGGATTGGAGTCATGGTTTCGGTTGGGATAACCTTCATTGGACTATACAAGAATTTTATCAAAATAAAGGAGAAGAAAATGGATAAAGAATATCCTGATAGCGTTAGGATTTTTCCTAATAGCGAGAATTCAAGTGGCGAAATAGATGTGACTGTATTCTTTCAAGTAAACGGAGAAGAACACAGAATCCGTATTTACAAAAATACAAGAAAAGAAGAAGGCGATAATAGACCTGATTTGAACGTCACACTACGTTTAAACGGAGAGGACTATGAAGCAAATTCTTGGAAGAAAGAAGCTAAAGATACTGGCAGACCTTATTATCAAGGAACACCAAAACCTAAATCTGTTGGATACTCTAAGTCTGAAAACAAACTGAAAGAAGCCTTAGAAGAAAAACAAAAAGTTAAAGAGGATTTTCGTGACGATGACATCCCTTTCTAATGATTGGTCAGACAAGGTTAGAAGCCAAAGGTATCTTAATCTTGTCAGATCGCATGGGTGTCTAGTGTGTTTTATGCCTTCACAGGCGCATCATATGACACACGTTATGGAAGGATCAAGGGGTTTTAGAAGAACAGGGGATCAGTTTGCTGTTCCTTTGTGTCAAAAACACCATGAAGAACTACATAAACACGGAAATGAAAGTAATTGGTGGTCTTTGCAAGGCATTGATCCGATTGAATGGGCTGATAGAACATGGACAGAATTCTCGAAGAATGGCAAAAGGTAGAACTAACACCATCTGAAATGCTTTTAGCAAGTCAGTTAGGTGTAATGCGAATGGTGCAAAACATAAGAGACAAAAGAAAAAGCAAGTATGGCGCACCTACGGACTCTCAAGCATGGGCGATAAATATAATCGGTGCTATGGGCGAAGCATGTGTTTCTAAGTGGGGTGGAATATGGTGGTCAGGTGCTTTAGGAAACTTTCAAGCAGACGACTCAGGAAAACTACAAGTAAGAACAGTAGATCATCCAAATAAAAGGTTGATTCTGCATGATGATGATAAGGACGATAGACCATACATATTAGTTTATGCGGATGCACCTAATTTCTATATAAAAGGTT